AGCGGATACCAGTATGTCGCGTTCGGAGGCGCGTTGCCTGTGGTCGCCGCGATGCAGTAGTAGTTCACGCCGCCCGACGAGACAAGCGCACCGACCGCATAAGTCGTGGCACCGTTGTATGCGGCAGGCGTCCCAGGACCGAGCGTCGCACCCTGCGTGTGGAACCGGAAGTACCCCGCGCCAAGCTCGAGCACCATCGTCTGCGTGGTGCTGAACGTGAACGGCAGCAGCCTGGTGCGCTTGGTGCTGTCCTTTACCTCGCGCACGAACGCCGTGCCGGGTCGGTTCTCTGCCGGCCCCTGCGGCAGCGCGATGAAGTTGAGCAACTTCGCCGCGCCCGTCTGGAACTTCACGTCGTCGATCCGCCCCCACATCTCGGGCGAAACCTCGCCGCCCGCGAAGGACCGTGTGTACGTGCGGGTCAGCGCCATATCAGCGTCCAGAGATCCAAGATGTGATGTGACCGGGCTTCACGTCGCGCTGGTTGGCGTCAGACATGCGGGCCTGTCCGAGGTAGATCGCGACCATCTGGAGGCATCGCTGCGCCTGCCGTGCGCCCTCCTCGCCCTTCACAACGGGACCGGCAAGGAATGACGCGAGCTGCCACGACAATGCGATGGTGAACATCGGGTCGAACTTGGTCGAATCGCTCACGAGCGCCTGATAGCGCAGGAGCGCATTCTCTTGATTCGTGTAGATGACCTTGTTCCCGAGCGTGTCCGTCTCGATCACGTATTCCTGCGGCACGTACACGCCGGCGGTCGTGATGGGTGGATTCGTCCATCCGAAGCCGTAGCGGTCGGCGGGGTATGCGCGGACGGAGTAGTCGTTCTCCGCGTCTGGCGGAAGCACAGCCACGGCGGTCATCATGTCGCCGGGGCAGGCGTATGCGTACTTCCACATGGTGTACGGCATGGTCACGCCCGCGAGGCTGACGCGCCGCGATGCGAACGACCACGTGTGCATCTGGAGGAGCATGTCACGTGCGCTTGGATAGAACCGGGCGCAGTGCTCGGCCTGCGCTGATCCCTCCGGCGGGTCGATGCTAGCGACGGTGGCATCGTCCCCGAGGTGCGCGAGCGCGAGGTTGCAGATCTCGACGACCGAAGCCATGGAAGCCTCCCGTAGGACGGGAGGGGCGCCGTGGTTTCCCGCCGACGCCCCTCCCTGTTCACTAACTCGTTACAAGCTCACTCCGATGCTTCGGTCACAGTGTTTCGAGGCTTCCGCACCTTGCGAGCGTGCTGATCTTCCTCTGGCCTCTGCTCGGGAACATCCAGGTATTCCAGATTTCCGTTGAACGGACCGTTGTACTGGAAGACATCGCCTTCGTTGCGATAATGGTTGTCCACGAAACAGACGACTTTTGCCTTGACCTTTGCCATCGAAGTCTCCTATCAGGTCACCGAGAAGCCGGAGGCGTAGAACTTGCGGCCGTCCTGAATGTCCATGACGACGTAAGCGCACACGCTGCCGGTGGTCGGGGTGCTTCCGACCGTGGTGTACCGAGCGCCGATGTACCGCTGTCCGGTAGACAGGAGCTGCGGATTGAAACGCACAGAGAACTGCGCGTTCGCAGTGAGTCTTGCCAGCGGAACGGGTCCAGATGAACCGATCACGGTAACGCCACTCGAAAGAGCAGCGTTCGTTGCGCCAATGATCTCAAACGTCAGCGAGTCCAGGGTGTTGTATGCCGCAACGCACGTGAAGTTCATAGTCAGGTCCGTGCCTTCGCCGATGTCACGGGCGACCGAAAGGTCAATCGTGTCGGTCGAAAGAACGGGAGTACCGGAAACAGGAAGCGCCGCCTGTCCGGTAGCGACACCAGTCGCAGGGACGGTTCCAGACACAACGAGGAGATTATCAAGAATCATGGTGAGTTCCTTCTTTCTTGTTGATGGGAGCTATCAGCTCACCACGGCTTCGGTGTTGATGATCGCGTCAACCTTGCGGCACGGAACGCCCTGGAAAGTCAGCCAGCTGTACGGCGTGCCGAACTGCGAAAGACCGTCGTTGACCTTCAGGACTGCCTGGCTCTTATCGAGCGCAGCAATCGCAAGGCCGCTGTGGACGGTACGGTTCATGTAGAACGCGGCGCGACCCATTGCCATGTTCGGGATGCGATACAGAGCACGGCTCATCATCTTGATGATGGCAGTGGATGCGGTCGAGGCCTGGGTGGTCACCTGACCCATCAGGTCGGTCGTGTTGATGTTGCAGATTCGCACGACGTAGCGCCAGTCCTTCACGACCAGACCGTTCTTCCACTGGTAACGGGTGGCGTAAGCCTGAAGACGGTTGTTGCCGTCATACACGGTCTGCTCGCCGAGATCCTCGTGCATGAGGCCAGCGGTCGAACCCTTCGGGAAAGGGCAGTAGACGGTGTTGTCACCCCAAACAACCAGGTAGATCGAGGTGTTCACGGTCGCATCAGAACCACCCGCAGACAGGATGTTCTGCGAGTTGTTCGGAGAACCAGCACCAATGTCAGAGTAACGCGGCGCGAGGCCGAGGAACTGCTTCGGATCGGTGGCGGGGTTGCCGTAGAACAGCGTGGTCGCCTGCGTCTGGTTCATGGCCTCGAGGAAGGCCACGTCTTCGGACAGACGGAACTGCGCGGTGTTGCCGTTCAGCATGGCGAGATCCTTATCGACCTCGCTGCGAGCCTCGAGGATGCCGCAGGCTTCATCGACCTGGGCAGTCGTGCTCTTGCTGTTCGGGATGCCCTGGTTGAGGGCGCGCCAGTACACGGCCGGCAGACCAGTACGGATGACGACGCGGTCGCCCGTGGGGAGGTTGCCTTCCTTGAAGACGCAGTCCTCGAGGATCTCGTTGGTCTGGGACAGGAGTTCCGCAACGACCGGAACGCGGCCCTCGGGATCGGTGCGCTTCGCCCAATCGGCGAGCGTCAGGTTGTTAGCAGTAATAGTTGCCATTGCTTGTTCCCTTTCGTGGGTTTAGGTGCTGGAGGAGTACATGGCGTCGGCGAGGTCATTGAACGAGCGGGGTCCGGCCGGTCTGGCTTCGCCCTTGTTGCCCGTGACCATGCTGTCCTCGCTGATCGCCTTTCCGGCGCGGAACATGAACCGGATCACTTCCGGGTGGTTCCCGAGGCCGGACTCGTTGAGCAGGCTGCGGAGCTCGGCAGTGCCGAACGCATCGAGCGCCTTCTTCGCCACGGACAGGTTCTCCGACAGACGCTCGCCGCCAAACTCCTTGTCGGCCTTGCTGCTGTCGGCCCATCCGGTGCGGACGGCCTCGATCTGCGCCGCCTGACGCTCGGCCAGCTTTGGGCCGACCGTGTCAAGGACGCGCTGCGCGGCTTCCTGCGACAGGTTCAGCTCCTTCGCCACCTTCGAGTACTCGGCGATGACCTCGGAGTCGAACGTTCGACCCTCCGGTGCCTTGAACTCGTAGGTCTCCGGCGCGGTCGGCTTGGCATCGGCGGGTGCCTCTGCGGCCTTGGCGTCGTTGGCTTCGGGAGCCTTGCCGGCAGCGGCCGCATCCGCGGCTTGCTGGCCCTGGGTCGTGGTCGCCTTCTGCTCGCTGCCGTAGAGCTTCTCGGCCGTCGCCGAGACAACTGCGGCAGCATCGGATGCGGGAGCGGCTGTGGTGTTGGTTTCAGCCGTTTCCATCATCGTTGGTTCGTTCATCGTGTGCCTGTTCCTTCATCATTGCCGGGTATTGCTCCGGGCAGAGCGCGTGGACCATGCCGAGCATTCGTAGCCCGTAGTTCCTGCCGCCCTCCGCGAATGCCATCGACATCGCGTTGGTGTTGAAGGAACTGCGGAACACGCCAGCCTGGTCCAGCAGCCGCCACACGATGCGACGGCCTCGCTTGCTGGACATGAGCCACTTCACGTCGGCCTCCTCGTTCTGCCGTTCCAGGCGCTCACGGAGCTCTTTGTCGGCTCTGTCGCGTTCCTGGCCCCGCAGGTCGAGGGGGTCGTAATTGCTCACGGCAGGACTGTATCCCCGTGGCTAATGCTTACGGGTACTGTCACGTGCTGGTGATCTTGAGATTCCACGCCTCGAGCGTGATGAACTCGTTGGCGGTCGCAATTTGCCCGGTGATGGCGAACGTCTGCGCGATGCCAAAGCCGCCAGTCGGGGTCATGGTGACGTTCGCGCCAGTTGACGCACCGTGTCCGGGGGCCGCGAGGGCGTTCGAGACCAGGGTCGTGGCACTGTTCGCCCACGCCTGCTTATCAACGGACAAACTCACGTTCGATCCGGCAACCGCCTGCGAATACCATCCAGCATCGCCGATGTTGACCTTGAGGGTCTTGTTGTTTGCGCTTCCCGTCATCGCAAATAGCGCGTCAATCTCGAGTTCCATGCCGAGCTTGATCGCGTTCGCCGGGATGGTCGCGGACACAAGGGTGATATCGGTGCCAACAACCGCCACGGTCGGGGTGCCGAGGCCAGCAGCGTGCGGATAGTTGATGGTTATCTTCGTAGTAGCCGCGCTGACATCGGTGACCGTGTACAGGCCGTTGACGCCA